AAAGCCTTAGAGTAAGGTGATGGCCCCATTTGGGTCTGTTGAGCTTCTGGCAATGCCGAACGATCTTCCACTTCGTAAGTCTGTTCAGTTGGTGCGCCTTGCAACCAAGCGGCGTTTTGCGCTCTGCGTTGTTCGCCTAATTGCTTAATTCCTTGTTCTGCTTCACGCTCACGCTGAGTAGCCTTGTAATTCATTAAGCCAGAAGCTAAAGCGTCAAAAGGGCTTGAAGGCACATACCAACCAGAAACCATTTGTCCTTGGCTTTGTTGATTTGCTTGCTCACGCAACTTTTGCGCTAATGCGCGTTGTTCGCGTAAACCTACAAGTTGTTCGCTATATGGGTCGTAAACTGCCATGATTATTCCTTACGCAAAGAACCCGCCAGCCAATTTGCCTACGCCTTGAATTTGAGCACCACGAGCCGCCATCTGAGCGTTGTACAAACCTTGCCCGTATTGACCTTGTGCGGTGGTGGCGTTTAATAAATCAAGCGTTGCAGGGCTAGAAGTGCCAACTTGCGGCATTTGTGAAGACTGCAACTGTGAACCTGTACGCACAGCGTTCAACATATTAATTGGGTTTTGTTGCAACGTTTGCGCTTCTGCGATCTGTTGCTGACGAGTGCCAAGACCTTGACCATACGCTTGTTGTGCGCCTTGCAAACCTTGCAGATAGGCTTGGTTTTGCGCTTGCCCATAGATGTTGGCTTTGTTAGCTTCAGCGTCTGCCATAGCAGCGTTCCAAGCCTCAGAGCCACGGGTAATCCCTTGGTTAGCCAATTGGCTTTCTAAGCCTGCTTGTTGGCGTTGCAAACGTGGTTCTGTGTAGCGCATTGCATTTTGATATGCGGCATCGGAGGCGGCTTGTTGGATTTGACCAGGCGACTGCAACTGTTGCATCTGATCAAACGACAAAGGCTTGTTAAGTGCGCTTTGAACGTAACCTAAACCTTGTAAGCCAACGTCTTGCAACTGAGCGTTCATTTGAACGTCTTTGTCGTATGCCGCTTGTTGTTCAGGGGATAGTCTTACACGCTGTTCATAGCGATTGTCACCAATTGGGTTGTACTCAACACTTCCATAAGGCGTGTATTGATTAACCATATTGGCTTTTTGTTGGGCAATTGCTGCCCCTGTGTAGTCTGGAGCCGCTGGCGCTGCGGGCGCATTTCCACCCAATAAATTGCCAACCGTATTGCCAACTGAACTTACTATGCTTCCCATGATGATTCCTTCACATTAAAACCATCAGGGTCGCCTGACGGTGAGCATCTTACTCTTATCCTTTGTAATTGTCAAAAATAACAAGTCTCCATTTGGAAAAACATCTGTTATTTTTGCTTCCTCTACAAAGCCCAATTTTTCACAAAACCTAACGCATTTTTCATTCAACCCGTGAACAGGAGCAATGATCTTTTTGACCCTCAACTGCTCAAACGGATAGTAAAAAATAAACCACAAAAACTCTCTGTTTACCTGTCCGTCAATCGCAATGTGCGCCCTTATTGACGCACCATTGAAATCATCGTATCCACAAACCGCCTCAATTTTATCGCCACGAACCAAAGCCACATACTCAGCCGATTCATCTAAAGGCGGGCAATTGGTCTTTTGACTTAGCCACTGCTCAGATTCGGCTTTTCTGTCAGTTACGATTCTCATTTAAATGTTTCCACCACCTTCAATGTTCATGTCGTAAGAGTAAACCCTAACGTCTGAGTATTTTGTTGAAAACTTCATGTGAAAACTGCCCCAATAGCCAAAGCCGCTTAGGTTTTTCCACAACTTGCGAACCGTAATTGAGCCGCCATAAACCGAATCGTCATAAGTTGATGTGTCGTAAATAGCAGCAGGCGAATCAATTACCGTGGGCAATGTGATCTCTTGAGCGTTCAAGTTGAAATCAACTTCCATGCGAGCGCCATAAGAAGCCTGACCATCTAAGCCGATCAAAATACGACCAAGCGACCAACGCTTTAACTGGCTTCCAGCACCAAAGTTCTGATAGGCGGGAAGAACGTCAGCAACAATGTCTGTGCCGTTATCGTTCTGACCTGTCCAAGCCTGACCAACATAGCCGTTAGCTCCAAAATAAAGGTTGTCGTTAACGTAATACCAGCATTTAGCAGGGATGCCCGTCCAACGCGCCCAACCGCCTGAAATCGTGTTCATAACGTATTGGTAGGACTCGGTTGAACTGACGGGGATGTTGACCAACAACATATTCTGAGGTGGAAACAAAACAATGTCCCAACCTGAAACAGACTGATATTGGGTCGTATCCGAAGCCAATTGCGGCTGAATCTTGTCTGTCAATTGCAGCCAAGTATTAACCCTAGATGACATTAACGATTTACTCATCTGAGCAATACCGTCTTTGTTGATCATCAAAAGATCGCCACCGTATTTACAAGTGTGACCTGTGCCTGTTGGCGTACCAATGTAAAAAACACCTTGAAGCGACCAAGTCGATGCAGAAGCAGGGTCTGTTCCTGTAAAGATAGCAACTTCACCCTCTGAGGTAACAACCACAAAGTAATCATCCAAGCCAATACCAGCATCAAGCGACCAAGTGTCAATCTTAATGATCTTGCCACCGCGAGGAAAGATTGGAGCCAAATCGTATTTGACCGCAGCGCCTGCAATTTGGTCTGTTGGCAAATACCAAAGAACCAAAGCATTATCAGGAGCAAACCAAAGGCGGCGCTTGTGGGCAATTACGTCCCTAAACACCGTTGTAGATGGCCCTGTAATGGCGTAAGGCGTTGAACTTGTCGTTACGGTGTGCCAGGTAGTCCCATCGTAAAGAATTGCGCTGTCGGCGTTATTTACAAAATAAGAAAAAAAGCCACCAGTAGTAGAAAAGTGAGAATGTTTGAATTTGGCGCTGGTTAGTCCTGTAACTACAGTAGAACTTGCCCCACCATTGGTTACGTTATAAAGCGCACAAGAACCACTATTGTTAACAGCGGCAATGACTAGCTGATTTCCACTTGCAGGGCTGTAATCCATGACGGTTTCAGCCGTACCTGTAAAAGTGGCATATTGAGTGTAGCCTTTGCGAATCTGCAATTCAGAAGGCAAGCAAAAGAAATTGTCCAAGATCGGAGCGTAAACAGGCTCCATTGCAGGCAGCGGGTCACGGACGTTCCAACCCTTAATTGGGGCAGGAACCGAAACGATTTGTGATGTTCTTGCCATTTTTAACTCACTTGGCTAACAGTCATAATGACTGAAGGGATTGCAGGATGGGCGTAGGGCGAAGTCTGAGCAACCTCATGATAAAGAGACACGTTTGTGTTACTTGCAGCCCAAACCAATTCAAAATATTGATCAGCGTTCATGGGTAACATGAAATTCCAAGCCGCCACTTGCTGCGTTGAACTGCCCGAAATTGTAATGTCTGTGGCTGAATTTGTTACGTTTGTTCCGTTGATTCTTGCCCAAATAACAACTGTTTTTGTGCTTGCCGTTGCGCTTTGAAGCTGAAGCGAAAACTGAAAGTTGTAAACACCAGAAGCAGGGCAAATAATCCTTGATGTGTGAGCAGGGTCAAGATAAATGCCATCCACCAAGTCGGTGGTGTTCATCGTGATTGCGTAGGGTGTATCAGCCGCCGCAGGGTTTTGAGAAGTCGTATCCGAAAACGCCCCATACAGAAGACCGCTTCCGCTAGAGTTGTTAGACGGGTAACGAGTAACTTTCATACGCGCTCAAGTCCGCTAATTGTTGTGGTTAAACCTGTGGTTGAGCCAACCGCCAACAAAGACTCATTGATATTAAGAATTTGATAGCCGTTGTACTGCATAGACGAATACGCAGGAATTGAAGATGAATACCAGCCAAACGCATTAGCCGTGGCAACCGAACCGATATACATAGTCAAGCTGATTGGGCTTGACGTTGTGTTGACCACCATAATGTCAATGATTACGGTGCGCCCGTCAGGTTGTGCCGTGTAAAGCGTTGTAGATGTAGCCGCAATAGCCTTTTGGCAAAGGCGGCTTGGTGTGCCTGATAGGTTGGCAATCATAGAAACACCTTAACTTGTGGTGTTGCCAAATCCAGTATCGGGTAGATTGTTCTGGGTCAGCAAGATGTTGGGGTACTTTGGAGCCAGCGATAGGGTATCCGCGCCAGCATCTTGTGCTTTAAACTTGGACACTTCACGAGCAAAATCAGCTTGCAGCGCAGAAGTGTCAAAGCCTTTAATTTGAAAATACTTGAGTTTTGTTCCCAAAACCAACAAGCGGTCAGGAAAAATGCTAGTGTCTGTGTCGGCAGAGAATCGGGTTTTGTAAGTGCCATCAGCCCCTACAACCCATGAGCCTGATTGATACTCAAAGCCCAAAATCACCTGCGCTGTAGGCATAGGCCACACAACAAACTTATTGCCTGCAATACGGAAACGCATCCGTGGGCCTGTGGTCACATAAGACGCTTTTAGCCATTGCCACTCTTGTGCGTCTTTCGGGCCAATCACCGACCAACGGTTAGATTTGTTGTACTGGGTTTTGTTGACCATCCGCTGATAGTCGGAAGGCATTGCATAGTTCACTTGACCAAACGTATATGTTTGACCTGTGTACGCACCCGTTGCGTTGATGTTGAAATTTACGGTGCTACCTGTCGCAGAAGTGACAAAAGTATCTTGCATGATACCGTTGCCCATCACCATAAAGTCAGAAGTCAAGCCAGTGATGCTTGACATATTGGTGAGCGAAGTGGCGTTTAAAGCAACATCACCTGTGTACTGGTAATAAACCGTCTGGAAACGGTATTCTTTGATCAGCCCTTGCCAATCATTTTCAGTTGTTAACGAATCGCCAATGCGGTTCATCAACGCTTGAAGTTGTTGGACAGACTCATCAGAGTTACTAATCACCGTATTCGGTGACGGAATACCCAACTCAAGACACACATCTTGGATGTTTTGCAGAAGGGTACTCATGTTTTCACTCCATTAAGATGCCTCGGATTCTACTTCATCAGTAGTTTCTTTGGGCTTTCGTCCACGCTTAGGAGCATCATTTAAGAGTGCTGCCATTTGCGCTTGCAGTTGTTCAATTTGGGCTTGTTGTTGCTTAACAATATCGTCAGCGCCAACTTTGCCACGGTTTAAAAATGCTTGTGCTTTAACACGCCATTGGATGCCGCCCATAACACGGACAAAAGCCGAATCAGGAGCGCCAGCAACTTGTTCAACGTAACGGAAGCCTAAATAGGCTAGTTCTCGTTTAAATCCTTCAGGTACGTCAGACCATTCTTCAATCGGTGTGCCTGTCATGCCTTGCATTTGCTTGTAAGCCGAATATTTACGACCAAAGCGGCGGCGGTAATCTTCTGTTGCTTCTACGTCAATCTCTAGCGTTTTGTCGCCAGGGACTTTCACATTCACAAACTCAACCTCGTTACCATCAACGATTTTTGAGTAGAAGGTCACATCAAGAAACTCATCGCCAGAGGTATCCCCGACATATGCGATTTCATCAGCCATTTAATTCTCCTGTTTATTTACCACGAACATGAAAAAGAGACGCAATATCTCTTTCTTCTTCCCACAAAACCTCACCACGCTTAGAAAGAACTTCCTTCCACCACGAATGAGGCTCTACGGTTAAATGCAACTGTTGCCCAATCTCAGCACCCATTACGTCAGGAACGGTCGAGATTTGAAAAAAACAGTCATTGCAAGAAGACAGAATGTTATCAATAACTGATTCTACGTCTTCAAGAGCAATATGTTCCATTACATCACAGCAATAGCCATGACGGACAAGAACAGGAATTGGCATTGTCAGGTCAGCTTGCAAAAATTTAAAGTGTTGCGCTTCCTTGTCGCGTGAATTTAACGTGAAATCCACCATCAACATATCGCAGTCAACCATCTTAGAGATAGCCAAGCCGCCTCGACCAGTTCCACAACCATAGTCGCAAATCTTTGCGCCTTGTTGTGGTTTTACAACGTCAACAAAAATCTCTGCGACTTCCTCGCCTGGGCTAACTGTGCGGTACTGGTCAAAGTCCCACATCATTTGATATTTGTCTTTTTCAGCCATCTTTGGGGCGTTCCAAATATCAGGCAGCAAACCCTCGCCAAACACCTTCACCTCGCAACCCATGCCCTGAATTGCTTTGGCTGTGTATTGGAATTTGTGGGCTTGAGACTTCATCGTGTAAGAACAGATGTATTCCTTGCCGTT